TCCGCAAACACGCACGGGACGGGCGGGCGTATCAGTGGATCGGGCAGCAGTACGGGCTGTCGGACAGACAGGTGCGGGAGATCATCAACGGGAAGGGAGTCGCAGCATGACCGACACATCGTCGCTGAACGGTCTCGTTCGTCATGTGCCGGGTTGGGCGGCGATGGCGGCGCTCGCATCGGGTATAGCAACCTGGTCTATCCGGGTCGCGAAGGGCCAGCCGCATGCCTTCAACTATGGCCTCGGAATCGCTTGCATCGTCGTCGCTGTCCTTGTCGTCCTCGTCGCCATCGGGAGGGCAATCGATGGATAGCCCGTCGCTGTGGGAGGCCGGTGCCTGGGCCGCTGTCGCCGTCGTGCTGATGAAGAACCGCGGCATGACCGCCGAGCAGGCGGTCGCGGAAGTTCTGCGCATGAAGGTGCGGCCGTGACGTCGCTGAGTGGTGCCCGTGCTGTAAGCCTCTCGACCGACGACGGGCGCGGCTTGGTCGAGGTCTACCGGCAGCGAGACGGCAAGTTCGACCTTTCGGCGATCGCGCCGGAAGGCCTGTCTGCGGCCCTCTACCTGTCGCATGACCAACTACTCGGCTTCGCACTCGACCTGCTGGCGAAGTACGCCATGGAGAGCGGCGTTGAGATCGGGGAAGCGGTGGAGGAGAGGCGTCGTGGCTGACCGTCGTCAGGGAACCTCGCGGCCGTCGTCGCTGCTTGATGCCAGCCACTGGAAGGCTCGCGCAGTCCACGCGGAGGAGCGCCTGCGGCACGTCGCAGCAATCCTTCATATCCCGGACGGCGCTCGCTACCTGAACGACGTGCGCGAGTACGCGGAGGTCGAAGAGAGGATTAGAGCCGAACGCGACCGCTACCGCGACGCACTGCTGTACATCACTGGCCGCGACGTGGCCGGGTACGACGCGCACATGCGGTCCGAAGAAGCCGCTCGGAAGGCGCTCGTCGGATGACTGTTCGTCGAGATCTCTCCACGCCTACAGGATTGCCCGCCGCCGATGGAGTGCGCGTTAGCGCCGGATCGGATCACCGTACCAGCGGCGGGCATCAAACCACGCAGGTATGCCCGTGACCGAACAGGTGTTTGCGCTGTCCGGCCCGGCATGGCATCATCCACACGAGCCCGAAACCCTAGTTTCGGAAGCCGCCCCTCGCACTCTTGAACCCGCGCGCCCAAACGCCGGTCAACCCCTCACCAGGCAGGTGGCCATGCCGCGTCCAGGACGCCCGACGAAAGTCGAGCAGGCACGCCGCCGAAGCCTGTTCCTCTCCGCCATCGCCAACGGCTGCGACGTCGTGCAGGCACGCAGGCAGGCACAGTTGAACCCTGACGATGCGTTGCGGATCGTGACCGAGTCGGGTTTCCTTGAGATCGTGCAGGCGCTACGGGCCGGTACAGCGGTTGTTGAGGCGGACGACGATAGGATCGCAGCGTGAGCGTGTGTCCGAATTGTGGCCATCCTGTCGAGACGCACGAGATGTTCAAGCCGCCACGCTGTCCCGTCGTCCGGCTCAGGTTCCCGGCAGACGGTGACCCGGCGATGGTCACGTTCAGCGCGTGGTCTGCTCAGCCTGACTTCACCGCCGAGGTGCCTGACTTCACCGCCGAGGTGCAGGCGTGGCTTGACGCCGAGCAGGAACGCCGATCCCGGCCGAGCGGCTGGATGATCGGATGACCGAGAAGCTCGCGTACCACATCGTCACACGGAAGGGCATACAGCTCCGGCCCGCCACACCGTGCAGCCGTTGCGGCGCGTACGGCAGCCACGTTGTTCGTGATGGTGGTCGCGCGACGATCGCTTGTGATCGCTGCGGCAAGCGGCTGCCGATCATCTTCAAGTAGCGAGTTTCCGCCAACTGGGAGGCGGCTTCATGGTCGCCACCGCCGAACTCCGTCTCCTGTTCACCGGCGACTGGATCCACGACGACGACTGCTGGGACACCCGCCCCTGCTACTCCGTCCAGCTCGCGTTCGAGATCGCGAAACGCTGCGACACCCGCAACGACTTCCAACTCCGCCGCGTCCTCTACGGCGACATGTCACCCGACTACATCCCGGCGGACGCGTTACAGGCGATCCAGTTGGCGGCGCAACGGTACAGGCAGCACAAAACATTGCAGGGAAAACGCGGCCTGTGACCGTCAAACGCGTCCGCGGCCTCACCGACCGTTGTCTGGACGCCGCCGGCGGCGACCCGGCTTTGGCGCTCGTCTACGCGATCCGTGCCACCAGGTGGCGGATGATCGCGGCCGGCACCATTGACCCGGCTGTGGACGAGCCGTTGCCGGCGGAGGTGAGACGTGCCCGCAGACATGCAGCCGCACAACTCGCAGCCTGTCCTTGAGCTGACCGATGAGCAGAAGGCGGCATGGCTTGACGCCGTCCGCGGAAACCACTCCGCAGGCAACCGATCCGTCCTCAAACACATCGGCGTAACCGTCCCAAAAACCTACGTCGCGAACGGCGGCCACGAACGCACCACCCACGCGCCACCATCCAAGGCAGAAATCGACGCCTACCTGACCGCGAACCCCGACTTCCGCGACGACTACCTCGAAGCACGCGGCTACAGCGACGACCAAATCCGCGCCGAACTCGTCCGCCGCGCCATCGACGGCATCGACGAACCCATCTACCACCAAGGCGTCATGGTCGGCGAAGTCCGCCGCTACAGCGACCGGCTGTTGGAGTTCCTCGCCCGCACACGGCTCCCCGAAGCACTGGCGCTGCAGGCACACCGCCAGCAGATCGAGGTGAGCGGGCCGGAGGGCGGACCGATCGAAGTCCAGCAAGGAGTGAGCCTCGCCGATGTCGCAGCCGTTCTCCGCCGGGCAGGAGCCATCCCCGGACTCGGCAGCGGAGATGCTCTCCCGGCTCTACCCGCCGCTAGCGAGGTACTGGCCCAACCTGAGTAGCGTTTCCGCCCCACAGGCCGGGTTTCTGCTCCTCGACCAGTTGGAGGCGTTCTACGGTGGCGCCGCCGGCGGCGGCAAATCCGACGCATTGCTGGCGGCCGCGTTGCAGTACGTCAATGTTCCCGGCTACGCCGCCCTGATCCTACGCCGCACGTTCCGCCAGTTGGACCAGCCGGACGCGATCATGTCCCGGTCGAAAGAGTGGCTCGCGAACACCGACGCACGCTGGAACGACGACGCGAAACGGTGGACGTTCCCGTCAACCGCAACGTTGACGTTCGGGTATCTCGAACACGACAACGACGTCTACAACTACCAGGGGCCGGCCTACCAGTTCGTCGGCTGGGATGAGCTCACCCAGTTCTCCGAGAAACAGTACGAGTACCTGTTCTCCCGCACACGCCGCCGGAAAGACCTTGCCGCGTTAGGCATCCCGATCCGACATCGCTCCGCCAGCAACCCGGGCGGTATCGGACACGCCTGGGTGTTCAAACGGTTCATCGACCCTGACCGTCGTGACCCGCACGGCGTGTTCATCCCGGCCAAGATGGAAGACAACCCGGGCCTCGACGTCGCCGAATACGAGAAGAGCATGGAACGCCTCGACGCGACGCTCAGGAAGCAGCTCCGTGACGGCGACTGGGGGATCTTCGAAGGCGCCGCGTTCGCGTCGTTCCGCGAAGACATCCACCTGGTCGACCCGTTCCCTGTCCCTGCCGAATGGCTCAGGTTCGAATCACACGACCATGGGCTGTCGAACCCGACCTGCACACTCGCGTGGGCGGCCGACTTCGACGAAAACCTCGTCGTGTTCGACAGCTACTACCAGCCCGGCCTTGTTTCCGCGCACGCCGCCGCGCTCGTTGAGCGGCGCGGCACCCCGGACAAGCCGGGATGGTGGCCACGTGACGAACGCGGCTGGCTGATCCAGTCGCCGGTGTCGTATGCGGACCCGTCGATGTGGGCGAGGATCGGCACGCAAACCCGGATGGGTGAACCCGCGTCGATCGTCACCGAATACCTTGAACGCGACGTCGACGGGTTCGTGCAGGCAAACAACGACCGCAAAGCCGGCCGGGCACGTCTGCTCGAGCTACTCCAACCAGACGAGTCTCGTGTGTTCCCGGTCTGGCATCCCCGGGCCGGCGAGCCCGGGGCGCCTAGGTTGTTCATTGTTCGTGGCCGGTCGCCTGAACTCGTCGACCAGCTGAAAGCAGCGCCTGTCAACCAGGATCCGGTTGGGCAGCGTGTCGGTGCCGGCGAGATCGTCGACCCGAAATGGGAGTCCAGTTACGGACACGCGATCGCCGCGGCCAGGTACGGGGCGATGTCGTGGCAGCAGCCGCCGGAACGGCCCCGTGAGGAGCCCGACGATCCGCGCGCCGCGGCGGTGTTGCGGCTTATCGAACGTGAGACCGAAGCGGACTTGGAGCTTGACCAGTGGGGCGTCGAAGCCCTCTAACCAACTGAAGGAGATCCCACCCCATGTATCTCGATGTCGAGTTCACCGACGGCACGATCACCCACATTCCGGTGTCTGCAACCCACACGATCCGGGTGATCAGCCCGGACGACCATGTGCAGGACTCGTTCTCGTTCGGCGGCGTCAAGAACGTGTCGCTGAACCCGGACGGCGCACCTGCCGCCACGGACCCGAACCCGCAGGTGGCTGCGGGTGCTGCGGAAGGTGCCACCGTAACCGAGACAGTCGACGCGCAGGGCGCACCCGTCGTAGCCGAAACCGTCGAACCCGCCGCGGCTGATCCGGCCGGCGAGACCGCCGATATCGACGCGGACTCTGGCAGCGACACGGCCGGCGCGGCGTAACCGAATGCGGGTGAACGTGCAAGGCGGCACCAACGCCGGCAACCGGCCGCCGCTGCTCCCCGGCCGCAAACACCAATGGCAATGCGGCGGCTGCGGCCGCATCAACCAACGGTTCGTTGTTCGCTGTCTGGGCCCGGGTTGCAACCAGGACCGGCCGAAATGACTGTCGCCTGCGACTGGGACGGTGTTCTCGCCGACCCGCAAACCCAGGAATGGCTGCCCGGCGCCCAACAGGCTTTACGGCGGATCCTGTCCGCAGGCCACCGGGTGATTGTGCATACCTGCCGTGCGAACTGGCCGGAAGGCCTCGCAGCCGTGCGGCAGAAGCTCGCCGCCGCAGGCCTGCCCGTTGACGTGTGGGCAGACCAGGGGAAGCCGCACGCCGACCTGTACATCGACGACCGGGCCGTCCATTTCGGCGGTGACTGGTCCGAGATCGTGCAGCAGCTCGAGCGGCGCAAAACGGCACCCTCGATCAGCCGCCGCCCCAAACCCCCGAAAAGGCGACAGGTGTGGCACTGATGGTTGTGCGTCGCAAAACGATGGAGCGGCTCCTCGGCGACCAGCAGCGCGCCCACCAGGCAGACCGGC